TCAAAACTAAATGATTCTTTAGTATGTTGAGGTTGTTTTCTAGAAGATTTAAGTGCTTGTTTATATTTTTTAAACAAGTTTTTCCACCCTTGACCTACTTCATGAGCATAAGGTTTAAACCATTTAGCATCTTGGATTAACCATTTATTAGCAGCACTAGGATGAACATTTTCTAATTCTCCTGAGATGAAAGTATGTGCTTGGGTATGTAAGAAATCTAAATGTCCTGACCAGTATGAAGCCATTATAGGTTTACCTGTTAGACCAAATTCCATTAATGGTCTACCATATCCTTCTCCTTTAGTTAAACTAACCATAGCCTTAACTTTTGGGTGATTGTATAACTCATTCATTTCTTGATCTGTAAAATCTCCATTTAAAATGTAAACATTAGGTAGTTTTGCGTTACCCATTGTTTTTTTAATAATCATAATCCTTTTTAATATTTCTTCTCTACTAACATATGAAGAAAGACCAATTGATGATTTTAAAATAAGAGCGGGTGCATCTTTTTTATTTTTAAATGTTTCAAAAAATGATTTTATAGTATAACCAATATTTTTTCTGTCATGACCAAATTCCCCTTGCATCCAATGTCCTACAACTAAAAAACAAAAACTTTCTTTAATTTGATCTAAATTAACATTTTTTACTTCCTTTGAAGGTATTTTTTTATAAACATCTAAATTAGCTCCTTCAAATACTACATGAATTGGTTTTTCTAATTTTAAAGACTGAATTACCTCATTGGTTTTTTCATCTTTTTTATCATAAACAGTTTGTTGGAAAACACTTTTGGAAAATACTGAAGATACAAAATTTATATCCATTCTATTCATTCCCTCAATCCACTCAGGTTGACATTTAGTAGCTTCTATCCCTGCGGTGCAACCAATATTAAATTTTCCAGCGGGTTGGAATTCATTTGGGATAGTTATCTGCATCCAAATATCAGGTCTTGGTTTATTTGGTAGTTCTTGTGGATTAATTGCATATTTTTTTAGAAAACCCCATTCAGGATGGTCTTCACAAAATCCCCAACTAGTACTACCCCATCTTTGTGGTAATAATTCTACTTGATATTTATCTAATTCAATAATTGCTTTAACTATATCTCTTGATCTAGCACCATAACCTGAATAGGTATCAAAAGGGCAGGATATAACAAATCTTGGTTTACTCATAACTCTATTTTTAATAAATTAATTCGTGTTTTAAAAATCTTCCTCTATGTTCTGTAGCATTTACTATTTCATATTTTTCTCTTGGTTTCCAAGTTTTAAATAATTCATCAAATGCTTCTATTACTCTTTCACCTTGTCGGGCAGATGTAAACCCTGCTTCTTCGGATAAAGCCCATTCTCTACCTTTTAAACCCCTAGATTTTCTTTCTTCAGGATCCATTTTGTATAATATCTTCATTTGCTCTACAGCATCTTCCCATTTACATCTATCATCAAAAATATAAGGGGTTGGAGGAGAACCTTGAACTGATCTACTAGAAGGATAAACTGGGAAAGCCCATTCTCCATGTTTAGTAAATGTTTTTCTATGATTTGAAGGTATTTTTCTACTAGGAGTAAACCAATTACCTTCATCATCTTCAAATCTCATTTGATCTTGCATTCCACCAGTAACATTAGCTATAAATGGAGTTCCTGTTAACATAGCTTCAGTTATAGTTAACCCCCAACCTTCATTAGAAGTTAATAGTATTTGAGCATCAGCTAAATTATATAAGGAATTAAGTTGTTGAAGGGGAAGCTTGTTTTGAGAAAATATAAGTTGATTTGGGTATTTTTCTTCTAAGAAATACTCTCTAACTTTTTCCAAATCACTCCCAGCATTATTTACAACTTCAGTGTGAAGTAAGAAATAACATTGAAGTGCTTCCTCCATCGGTAGTGAATCTAAAAATACTCTAAAAGCTAATATTGAATCTAAAATTGACTTTCTTCTAATATTTCTAGAATTAAAGAACAAAACAAATTTAGGATCTTTATCACCAAATAAAGCTTTTTTCATGTTTTTTAAATCATCCATATCCTTAGTAAAAGGTTGGATTGGGTAATACATTTTCTCATTTAACCCATGAGGAACATATTTTAGGATTCTATCCTCTGCTTTTTCATCTAATACTATCTCATTAATTAACCTTGTTTGTTTTGAAATAGACATTAATAAATCACACGCCTCATAATAAGGTCTATTGTACATAGGTGCTGGGAAGTCATCCCAAATGTTCAAATAAGTAATTGGAATTTTCTTTCTAATTTCGTTTTCAATTGAAAATAACCAAACAAAATACCTAGGATCGGTAATTATCATTATGGCGTCTGGTTTTTCTATTTGAATTAATTGTCTTAGGATGTTTTCATCTCCATACCCATTTACAGGATATTGGATACAACTAGCATCCAACATTTTCATTTGTTTATTAATATCTTGGGATAGGTCTAACCTTTTACCTACTTCTGGATGTTTTATGGCTCCTGCTACATTTACCCAATTAAAATGGTGGGAAGTATGTAAAACTATTTCTCTGGCAACAGTAGCAACCCCAGAATGTACTCTAATATCATCACAAATTAACAATATTTTCTTTCTTTCGTTTTGGGGAAGATGTGGGAATTTTTCTTTCATGTTTAATTGATTTATAAATCTAGATTAAGTTGGTTAGTTATTTTCTTTCTAAAGTCTTCATCTGTAAGATACAAATAGATAGCCCGGTCGGCAAGTTTTTGGAAAGAAAACTTTCTTTTAACACATTCAATTTTAAAATTTTCGAATAAATCGCTTTTAACTTTGACGCTAGTTAGCGTCATTGGATCTTTATTACTCATAGTCTTTATTTTAATAACATTATTTATTATATATACATATTATCGATTTACGAAAAATGTTGCTTAGCTCCACATAGTTCTTTATCTTCCCCGTAAGGGCAAAAATTACAATTCCATTTTGAGGGTGATTTTGGATATTCTACATCTTTAATCTCACCTGAGGAGTTGAAGCATTCTTTTATAAAACTATTAACAGCATTTTTAGCTCTATTTATTTTAATTTTACCACTAGGTGGGACAAATAGCTGAACTCTGTAAGCTTGGTGGGGGGACATAATTTTTTCATCATCCCAATCTAATACTTTTCTTTTAACAATAAAAAATTCAATTTCTATTTTATCCAAGGGTATACCATATTGTTCTGAAAAGAATTGTTTATATAATATTAATTGGAAATGTTTATCTTCGTTCTTTTTATCATATTGATTCCACCCTTTAGTGCTTGTTTTTATGTCTATTATTTTAAATGTATCTGTATTTTCATTATATGTGACAATATCTAAGTATCCCATATATAATACGTTATTATACATTTTATTTGGTGCGATTATGATAGGTATTTCACAACCTACTAAATAGGTGCCTTTTTTAGAAAAATATCTACTACGCTTTTTCTTAAACCAATCTAATATAGCAACTCCATCTTCAAAAAACTCTCGCATTTCAACGGCATTAGAAAAATGCTCATTGTTATTTGTCTTATATTGTTTTTGATATTCTCCTATAAATTTTTCTTGGAAAAACTCTTCAACATTAATTTCTCTATCAGCAGCGGCTGCGGATTTTTCATACATTACATCTAAATAATGTTGCATTACTTCGTGCACAGCAGTCCCAAATACAGTATGAATAGAAGAGTTAAACCTTTTTATCTTATCCTTATACTGTAGTTTCCATCTATAGGGGCAACCTCTAAAAATAGACATCTGGGAATATGATATATTCTTTTGATATGCATAGTTAATAGGTGATGGGGGATTATTTTGAATCTCCTTTATTATTTTAGGTATTTTTCTAGCCAAATTCTATCTTTTCCAACGGTTTCTTCCAACTAGCATTCCTATTACTCCGTAATTAGCAATATCAATGAATGTATCTTCCATACCCTCATCTTTAACATATTGTTTCCCACTTACTACTAGATTTCTTAAACGGTTGATTTTATCAGTTAATCTAATAGTTAACCCAGTTAATGAGAATTGTTTATCATTGCTATTATTAACGATATCTCCGCCTAATGTAACATTATTTAAACCATAGTCCATCATCTTTCTAGCAAATAACTCATATTGTTCTTCTTGTATTTTTTGAAATTCGTTTGATAACTCAGGGTATTCTTCTTCAAAAATAGTTATAGTTTGATTTACTTCATCATCTATATACCCTTGAATTTTTTTACCACCTTTAGCATTCATAATTTCTCTATCACTCATTTTTGTATTTATTGGGATTGATACTGTTGCTATCTTAGTTTCTAACCATTTACTTACTGAACTACCCATTGATTTGTTCTTGTGGTTCATTAAAATACTTTACTAATGTTGATAATCTATCATCAGCGTCTACTAACATAACTAAGGCTTCTTCAGCATTTTTATAGAAATCTTCTGTTGAATGGTCTCCAATACCTACAGCTTTATTTCCTAATAACTCTAAAGATAGTAGTGCTTTTGCTCTGTCTGCTTCTGCAGATGTTCGTAACATTGTGTGTAATTCGTTTGTCATTTCAATAATGGTTTTATTTCTTTTTTATTTAATCCTATATCGGTTAATATACGACTTATCTTTGGGGTATCCAATATATTTATGTATTCTCTTGCTTCTTTACTAGAACATTCAAAATATTTTCTAATATGAGTTATTAAATCCTTATTAGGTTGTTTTACTTTTGATTTAATATATTTACTCCATTTATTATTTTTAGGGATAAATTCAACATAAACATTATAAATCATCTTTTTTTCTTGAGGTGGTAATTCTTGAACATAATTTACTACTTCAACAAATTCTTGATTCATAGATAAAAACCTATGAATCATATAAGAATTAAATACATCCCAGTCCTTATCAGAAAATTTATGAGATGGAGTTTTATATTGGTTTATATGTTTTAACCAATCAAAAATATTAGAGCAATTCATCCTTCAATTCTTCTCTTAAATCTTTAGGAAGTGTAGATTTTAATATTTTTTTCGTTGATGGATCATAAAACACAGGGACTGGTAGTAGTGCGTCTTCATCTGTGCCAGTAACAAATCTAGATACTTTTCTTAAAACTACTCCTTGAAGGAAAATACTTCCTCCATCAAAATTTTTAACCTCAGTAGTATTTTTTAAATCAATTTGAGGTTGTTGTAATGGTTGTGACATAATTATTTATTATTTAATATTTGTTGGATTAACGACATTGTATTTATTTCCTTGTCGATTCGGAAATTTGCTTTATATTGATGTTCATTTATTAAAATAGAAACAGTACCTTCTTTATTTGGTAGATATTCAGATGCTCTTTCATATAGAGATTTAAATAATTCATCAAAATCATCTATATTAGCATCTGCTATGACTTGAC